GTCCGGCGTGGTGGTCCGCTTCTTAAAGATTTTCATCCTGTGGTGCCTAACAATGGGTACCACAATTTCATGGCCGCTTTTCGTAAACGCTGTAACTATCTTTCACATGATCGAGCCTCCCCGCGAGTGCTCGCACATTCTTTAATGTTTTTGGATTCTTTGTGTCCAGTCGCTATGGAACCTTTTGTTTGGAATCAGTCTTTGTTTGATGCTTGGAATGCAAAGTTTGTGCCCGAGAAGCAAGCCAGGATGGTGGCCGCACTCGATACGTTTTGCACTTCCAATGTTAAGGATTATTCCAGGAAGGAGGTTTTTTGTGAAGACTGAGGCTCTTCTCGTCCAGCATAAGCCCAATTGGGCTCCGCGTGTTATTTATAAGGGCACTGATTTGTACAACGCCGTGTCTGGGCCCATTTTTAATGAGTTGATGCGGCGTTTGGATTTTTGTTGTTCTCAAGCCAAGGGACCTTATAGGTTTTGCCTTGCTTACAAGAAGAGTCCGCCTGAGTATGTGTCCTTTGTGGACGGTAAGTGTGGTGATTTTGTGGAGAGTGATTTTAGCAAGAATGACTTGTTGCAATGTGTTGATGTGCAGGCACTTGAGATCCAGGCTATGAGGCGGCTCGGGTGCCCTGAGTGGTTTTTAAGGTTGCATGCTAAGACTGACAAGTTCGTGGTTGAAAATCGCAAGCACAATGTGCGGGCGGTTCTTGAGCACGAACTTCCTACTGGTGCAACTGATACCACTTTCCGCAATTGCTATTGGAACATGTGCATTTGTTACACGTTCCTTAAAGTTACCAAGGCAGAGAGTAGCGTTGCTCTGGTTCTTGGTGATGATTTGCTTGCTCGTGTCGTTGGGCTGCGTCGGTATGCATGTAAGACTTATGAGAACCTTGCTAAGGAGGCTAGAATGGAGGCCAAGGTGTTTCGACACACTCACTTGGTCGACTGTTCGTTCCTTAGCAAGTGTTTTGTTCCTTCTTACTCTGGGATCCACTTCACTGTGCCCTTGTTGGGAAAGAACCTTGCTAAGTTTAACATGCGTGCCAATTTAAATCAGCAGCTCAGCGACCATGCTTATTTCGCAGGCAAAGCTGTTAGCTATGCTTACGAGTTTCGTTTCATTCCGCATCTTCGAGATGTCTTTTTGGATCGTTTTGTGCACGAGTTCAAGTTTGCTGACACAGAATCCAAGATTGCATTTCGAGATGCGGATGCCTCTGTAGGGTGGAATGCTCGTGAAGCGGGCGTTACTTTACGTGGAATTAAGGACAAGCTAGTTGAGGAGCGAGTCGCCACGTATGATGAGTTTCACGGCTTTTGCTACTACAGGTATGGATTAACTGGCCATGACGTCATAGATCTTTTTGAAAGTGTTGTGCTCGACACCCGACCGCTTGACGTTTGGGGTCACGTCGTGCAGACACTAGCCGCGGACTTCGTTTGAGCTTTGTGGAAGCTGACCACTTCCCACTAGCCCAACCGAGTCTTGCGACCGTAAAGGCACTAAGCGTTATGGCATCATTTAA